GGGGTGCTAACCTATCTAAATTTGACGGAGTTCAGTTGCCTGGTGGTGTCACAATTAGAGGCGCAGAAATATTCAGTGAGGCAAACGAAGAGGTTAGAAACATCGAGGAGAGGGTACTGCAAGAGTATGAACTTCCCGTTGATTTCTTCATAGCGTGAGATAAACTATGCCTAGAAATCCTTACTTTAAAGATTACACTGGTGAACAAAATGTCACCGAAGATATCACTATTGAGACGATTCAGACAATGGGTCGGGATATGGTGTATATTCCTAGAAACAGAATAAGCAAAGATGATTTATTCGGAGAGGATATATCAACAAAGTTTGATTCTGGTTATAGTTTAGAGATGTATGTTCAAACTGTAGATGGATTTGAGGGCGAGGGAGATGTTATCTCTCAATATGGTTTACAGATCAAAGATAGAATAGAGTTAATTGTTTCTCGAAAGCGTTTTGAAGAAGAAGTAAAAGTTTTTACTGGACAAGATAGACCAAATGAGGGTGATCTTATTTTCTTTCCTCTTTCAAAAACTTTATTTGAGATCAACTTTGTTGAACATGAAAATCCTTTTTATCAATTAGGTAAACTATACACGTACAGGTTATCTTGTGAAATATTCACATATGATGCAGGTCAAGAAATTGATACAGGAATTGCAGACGTAGATCAAATCGAAGATGATGTCAAGACTACAAGTGGCAATGATATAACAATCGATAATGCTGTAGATGGAACTTCAGCAGGAGATAACGATACATTCGATACGCTTGATGATGATATCTTTGACTTCAGCGAAAGTGATCCATTCTCGGAGGGTAATTATTAATGTTTCGTCCATTTTACAATGAGTCTATTCGTAAACTAATCGTAGCATTCGGTTCGTTATTCAATAACATTCGCATCTCTAGCACTAACTCTAGTGGAGTCGAACAGTTTTTAAAAGTACCTCTATCGTATGGTCCAAAAGAAAAATTTGTTCGACGTATAGAAGAAGATAGTTCTATAGGTAATAACGGTAAAGTACAAATGGTTCTTCCTCGTCTTGGTTTTAATATAACTGATATGACATATGATGGACTCAGAAAGCGAAACACGTTACAGAAAAAGTATCACTTTCCTACAGGATCGACGGGTGGTTTACCTGCGTATGAATATTCAGAAGTTCCATACAACTTTAACATATCCTTGTATGGTTTCACTCGCTCGATGACCGATGCGTTACAGATCACTGAGCAGATACTGCCTTATTTTACTCCTGAGTTTACGGTCACGGTTAATTTTGATAAAGATAGACACCCGAAAGTAGATATACCCATAACACTTAATAATGTAACCATAGAAGAGGAGTATGAGGGTGATCTAGAAGATAGAAGAAGAATAACAACACAGTATGATTTCTCACTCAAATCATATGTGTTTGGAGAAACAAAACGTCAAAGTGTTATTTTATACACTGAGTCTACGTTCTTTGAATTAGTTGATGACAATTATCTCAGATCTGGACCTACGGGTGCAATGAGTAGAGTTGATGTTGGAGTTAGTGGTCCATCAAGCGGAACGGGTGGATTTAGTGCAGGTAACTTTATTACATATACAAATACTTACACTAAGGGACCATCTGGCACAGGTTTCACTTCTGGTACAAGATATATTGACTTTGAAGGTAATACATATGAAGGTGCGACGTTTAATCCGCCTAACCCTTGAGGAATGAATTATGGATGATAAAAATGTAGAGGGTATCTCAAAGGCACTTGATGTGGACTACGATGAGAAAGAAACCCCAAAAAATGAAATGGTGAAAAAGATAGACAGTCTTCCTGTATCAAAAGATAGACTTGAAAAAGATCTTGGAAATGACTACAGACACGTACGTGGTAACTTAAGAGATTTGATCGATGTGGGTCAGGATGCAATCGATGGTATATTAAATGTCGCACAAGATAGTGATTCGCCTAGAGCGTATGAGGTTGCAGGTCAAATGATCAAAGCAGTAGCCGATATGAATAAAGATTTGATGGATCTTCACAATAAGATGAAGGTGATTACAAAAGAAGAAACAACTATAAATCACAATACCAACAATTCAATTTATGTCGGGTCTACGAGTGAATTGCAAGATCTCATTAATCAATCTAGGAGTGCAAAGAAGGCTCTTAATATTGTTGATGAGGTAGAAGAAGATGACGAGTAAGAAACAAGGTTACTTAGGTAACGAAAATCTCAAAGCCGCAGGTGTTGAGATTGAATTCACAAAAGATCAAATTAAAGAATACATCAAGTGTTCTCAAGATCCAGTGTACTTCGTTGAAAAATATGTAAAGGTTGTGTCTCTTGATGAGGGTCTTGTGCCTTTTGATATGTACGATTACCAAAAAGAAATCGTTGACAAGGTACACAATAATAGATTTGTCATAGCAAAGTTACCCAGACAGTCTGGTAAATCCACTACAATCGTCTCTTACATCTTACACTATGTGCTTTTTAATCAAAGCATGAACGTAGCAATCCTTGCGAATAAACAAGCAACAGCACGCGAGATATTGAGTCGTTTGAAACTTGCTTATGAGTATCTACCTTTGTGGTTACAACAAGGAATCGTAGAATGGAATAAAGGATCTATCGAGTTAGAGAATGGGTCTAAGATCGTTGCATCTGCAACATCATCATCAGCGATTCGTGGTGGATCATTTAACATGATTTTCCTTGACGAATTTGCACATGTCAGTTCTGGTATTGCAGAAGAGTTTTTCAGTTCTGTATATCCTACAATTACGTCTGGTCAAAGCACAAAGGTTCTCATGGTTTCTACACCAAACGGACTTAATCTGTTCTATCACTATTGGAGAGGCGCAACTAAAGAAGTAGGCGAGGAAGGAAAAAACGAATACATTCCCATTGAGGTTCATTGGTCAGAAGTACCTTTATATCCAGGCGGTCCACTTCGTGGTGAGAAGTGGAGAGAAGAAACAATTGCAAATACCAGTGAACAGCAGTTTCAATCTGAATTTGAATGTGACTTTGTAGGTTCACAGAATACTCTTATATCATCTCTCAAACTGAAGTCCTTAGCCTGGGTCAAACCCATAGAGAAATCGAATGATGGATTGTGCATATATGAGCAACCACAAGATAATAGACAATACTCTTGTATTGTTGACACATCAAGAGGTCAAGGACTAGACTACAGTGCTTTCATAATAGTAGACGTTACAGAGACACCATATAGGGTGGTTGCAAAATACAGAAACAATATCATATCTCCACTCGTATATCCTACTATGATTCGATCCGTTTGCGAGAGATTCAATAAGGCGTTTTGTTTGATTGAGATAAATGATATAGGCGCTCAGGTTGCAGATGTTCTATATCAAGACTTGGAGTATGATCATATCTACATGACGCAGAATAAAGGTCGCAAGGGTCAAGTTGTGGGTGGTGGTTTTGGTGGTGGTGGTAATCAATTTGGTGTACGTACGACGGGTCCAGTCAAAAAATTAGGATGTTCGGTTCTCAAAAGTCTTGTTGAGGAAGACAAAATTATTGTTGAAGACATTGACACCATAAACGAGTTAACAACATTTATCGCAAAAAGACAATCATTTGAAGCAGATGATGGACATACTGATGATTTAGTGATGTGTCTTGTTTTATTCGCATGGTTAACACGACAAGATTATTTTAAAGAAATGATGAACACCGATGTGCGTAAAGAAATATATGGTGACCAGATAAAACAGATTGAAGATGAATTATTACCAGATGGTTTTTTCGATAATGGAGATAGCATAGAGATTGGAGAATATGACGGACAAGACAGGTGGTTTTAACTTCTCAAATCAGTAAAACTATAAATATCAGGAAGTGTTCTATTGATGAAGTCTTAAAAGGAGAAGAAAATGCCATTTAGCATCAGCCCATCTGTTACAATCACGGAAAGAGATCTCAGTTCGATCATCCCTGCGACATCCACTACCACAGCCGCTTTTGTTGGTAGGTTTGACAAGGGACCAGTCGATGTTGTTGTAGATATAGCGAGCGAAAAAGAATTAACAGAAATTTTCGGTAAACCAAACCCAGGCGAACGTGGTGTTGACTGGTTTGTTGCTGCAAACTTCTTGAATTATAGTGATAAACTTAAGGTTGTTCGAGTAAATGAAAATGACGGAACATTTTATTCATCAGCACAAGCAGGTCTGACCGCTGCAAATATTGCTACGGGACAGGTTTATGTTGGTGGTGTTTCCGCTGGTGGTTTAGTTGCTGGTGCTGACAGGGCTTTCCTTCGTTCGAAAGAACCAGGCGTTTTAGGTAATGGATTGAGAATTGTATTCTTTCCCGCAGGAAATGATCCTTTTGAATCAAACCTGAACGCAGACAGCGTTGGAACAAGTGGTGGTGTGGGTGTAAACTTAGGTATTCCTCAGTTTGACACGCAAGTAAAAGAAAACTTGTTCTCATATGTTCCTACTTCGACTGACAAAGTTTTTGAGTCAGTTTCAAATGGTATTCTTAGTGGTATTACACAAGATGAAGTACACTTCGCCGTTGTTGATCAATTAGGATCATACAACGAAACCTTTGGTGTAACTGGTTCTGTTCTTGAAAAATTCGAAGGTCTTTCTCTTTGGAGAGGGGTGTACGACTCAACAGGACGAAGCATTTACTATAAAGATTACATCAACGCAAACTCCAATTTCGTGGAGATCGAAGAGAGTGTTCATAGATCTCTCTTTAACGCAGCGAAGCCGTTTGGTGGAGCAAGTGGTGGTGACCCACTCTGGACACCTACATCTCCGTTTGTTTACGGTCCACTTGGTGTAACAGCAGCCGAAGATGATGTGAATCCAGGCAATGGTAGACCAAGATATCAAGCATACAACGCGAGACTCGCTGGTGGTGCGGAGGCTGGAGTCACACTTCCTTATGATGGTGTTGGTTCTAATTCGCTGGTGGTCGCTGGTGATAACCCTCACACATTTGCGATTCAAGCAGCGTATACCAAACACTTCAGCAACGCTGATGAAATCGACATTGACATCATCATTGGTGGTGCTGCTGAAAGCAGAATCTCCAAGAAACTCGTTGATATCGCTGAACAGAGAAAAGACTGTGTTGTGTTCATCTCACCACCGTCCTCCCCTTCTGGATCGGAATATAACGATATCGCATACCAAAGCGAATTGGGTGGTTTCTCTGGTGCTGCGAACATAATCAAGTATCGTAACGATCAAGGATTTAACTCTAACTACGCAGTTATGGATACTGGTTGGAAACAAATGTTTGACTCCTATAATGATAGGTTCAGATGGGTTCCATTGAACGCTGATACTGCTGGTATTGTCGCTCGAACAGAGGATACGATTGCACCATTCTTCTCTCCCGCAGGTTTCAACCGAGGTAGAGTGCAAGGTGTGGTTAAGTTAGCGATCAATCCAACTAAGAGTGAAAGAGATGAATTGTATGCAGTGGGTATCAACCCAGTTGTGTCCTTCCCAGGCGAAGGTGCGGTTCTCTTCGGAGACAAAACTCTGCAACGTAGATCTTCATCGCTGGATAGGATTAACGTTCGTAGACTGTTGATCACGCTTGAAAAAGCAATCTCAACTGCTGCGAAATTCCAGTTATTCGAATTTAACGATGACTTTACTCGCAGATCCTTCAGAGCATCGATTGAACCATTCTTGAGAAGAATTCAATCTGAACGAGGAATTACTGACTTCCGCGTTGTGTGTGATGAAACAAATAATACTTCTGATGTTATTGGTGCAAATCAATTCGTCGCAGACATCTTTATCAAGCCTGCTCAATCAATCAACTTTATAAATCTCAACTTCAGTGTGTTGAGAGCAGATGCAACGTTTAGTGAAAGTGTAAGTTAATGTTAAAAACTCTTATAAATATAGAGAAAGGAAGAGTAAATGCCTGATACAATTAACCAGTTTTCACAAGCGTTCGGACAAGGACAGAGATCTACACTTTTCAAGATCACTGGAAATATTCCAAATGCAAACACAAGTGAGCAAGAAAGAGTTTTCTTCATTAAGTCTGGTCAATATCCTGCTTCAACAATTGGATTCATCGAAGTTCCGTTTAAGGGTCGTAAAATCAAAAGACCTGGCGATAGAACGTTTGCTGAGTGGTCATTGACTGTCTTGCAAGATGAGAAGAATAATATTAGAGAAGACTTTATTGGTTGGATGAACTCACTCAATAGACACGTTGCAATCACTGGAGACAGTGTTACGGACTCATTATTCCCAACGTGGCAGATTGAAGCACTTCAGCAGGATGACTCAGTTTCAGGTGGTCAAGGAATTGAACTCTTTAACTGCTTCCCAACCGAAGTAGGATCACTCGAATTTAATTATGAAACTGTCGATACCTTCGCAGAATTTACAGTAACTCTACAATACGATTACTGGACTTCTAAGAAGACCGACAACTAATTGAAGGATTTATATAATGCCTATTGACTTATTCGGTTTCTCTATCGGTAGAAAAGGTAGAGAAGCCCCCAAACCTATAGACTCGAACACCGAGGGCGGTGAAGGTTTATCCTTCGTCGCCCCCGATTCGTATGATGGTACAATCAATGTTGAAGCAGGTGGTATTTTTGGTCACTATGTCAACTTTGATGAGCAAGTAAAAAACGAGGTTGATCTCATACAAAGATACAGAGCGATGGCGATGTATCCAGAGGTTGACATTGCAATTACAGACATCGTAAATGATGCACTTGTGATGGATGAATCGAAAAGACCTGTCGAACTCTTACTTGAACATGTGAAACTATCAGACAATATCAAGAACAAAATTCAAGAAGAATTTGAAACAGTATTAGGTCTGTATGACTTTAATAATAAGGCTTATGATTTATTTCGAAGATGGTATGTGGATAGTAAATTATACTACCATATTATCATTGATGATAAAAATCCAAAGGCTGGTATCAAAGAATTAAGATCTATTGATCCTCTCAAGATTAACAAAGTAAGAAAAGTTGAGAAGGACACAGTTGAAAAAAATGGTGGATCATTTCCTGTCATTAAGGACGTTGAAGAATTTTACATCTACAAAGAAACAGATAAAAACTCTCTCACACCCACACCGCAAACAGGATTGAAGATTGCACCCGACTCTATCATTTACTGTCATTCAGGACTTATAGAGTACGGATCTAAACAAGTTGTTGGTTATCTCAGCAAAGCAATTCGTCCTCTTAACATGCTTCGACAAATCGAAGATTCTGTAGTCATCTACAGAATGTCGAGAGCGCCTGAGCGAAGAGTTTTCTATATTGATGTCGGTAACTTACCAAAAGATAAAGCCGAACAATATATGAGAAGTCAGATGACTCGGTATCGTAATAAGATTACTTACGACCAAAGCACAGGCGAAATGCGTGATGATCGTAGACATTCATCCATACTGGAAGATTATTGGTTACCACGAAGAGAGGGAGGTCGCGGTACTGAGATCACTTCGTTGGATGGTGGTCAAAACTTAGGTGAAATGGAGGATGTCGAATACTTCATGCGAAAGTTGTATCGTGCATTAAACGTTCCACCATCAAGACTTGATGCTGAAAACGGTTTCAATATGGGTCGATCCGCTGAGATCACTAGAGACGAGGTTAAGTTCTTTAGATTCATTGATCGACTTCGTAATCGATTCGCAGACTTATTATTACAAACTCTACGAACACAACTTATTCTTAGAGGTGTGATGAAGAAAGAGGATTGGGATTCTATCTCACAAGATATTAGTTTCAAATTCAAAACAGAGTCTTACTTCCATGAACTGAAAGAAACAGAAATGTTGAAAGAAAGAATGGAAATTCTTCGTGATATGGATGATGTTGTTGGTAAATACTACTCTGTTGAATGGGTGAGAAAGAACGTTCTCAAGCAAACCGATGAAGAAATTAAAGATATGGATAAGCAGATGAAGTCTGAGACAGATGCAGGCATTATCGGTGGTGATGATGAGGAGGAACCAGATGAACGATAATATTCGAAACATGTTGCAATATAGTTTAATCAAAAACGAAGATGAATTCAAAAATGCTTTTGAGGCTGAAATCAATGATCGCATTGCTGATAAATTAGCACAAAAACATGTTGATGTTACTTCAAGTGTTTTAAAACAAAATGAAACAGAACCAGAAGAAGAATAGTTTTTTTTTCTAAATATAATAGAAAAAGGGAGAAGATATGTTATCAAAAGACATCTTAGATAAAATTGTAGACGGTGACGCTACAGAAGCAAGACAAATGACAGTTAATTTACTTCAAGCGAAGTTGAGTGAACTTGTTTCGAAAAAGTATGATGAGATTGCTCCGACCATTTTTGGTGAGCAAAAGAAACCAAAGAAAGCACCTGTCACCGATAAGGATGACGATGGTGAAGGTATGGACCCAGTTGGTGCAGAGGATGATGATGTCGATAACGATGGTGATACCGATAGTAGTGATAAGTATCTGAAGAATAGACGTAAGGTCGTTTCAAAAGCCGTAAAACAAGATGAGCAAGTTGGTGCTAGGTCTGCTGGTATGCAACGTGGTGGAAAGAAAATGTACGGTGTTCGTGACACAGAATTTAAAGGATCTTCTCCTGAACAACAATCTCGTGTAAAGGCTCGTTATTATCAAGATAAAGAAAGAGATACGAGAGAAGCGGAGAGAGCCCGTAAAGAAAAACAAAGGGAACGAGAATCAAAACAACGCGAACGAGGAGTTAGACCCGCATGAAACTCATCACCGAAATGACAGAAGATATTCAGATTGTAACCGAATCTCTCGGTGAGGGTAAAGGTAAAGAACACTTCATTGAAGGTGTTTTTATGCAATCAAATCTCAAAAATAGAAACGGACGAGTGTATCCAAAAGACACACTCATGAATGAAGTTGCTCGATATAACAAAGAATACGTTAGTAAAAATCGTGCAATGGGAGAACTCAACCACCCACAAGGACCGACCGTAAATCTCGACAGAGTTTCGCACATCATAAAAGAACTTCGTCCTGACGGAGATAACGTTTATGGTAAAGCGAAAATTATGGAAACTCCAATGGGTAAGATTGCAAAGAACCTAATCGACGAAGGCGCTAAGTTAGGTGTTTCTTCACGTGGTATGGGTTCATTGAAAACAAATAAGAGTGGTGAAAATGAAGTCCAAGGAGATTTCATGTTAGCCGCTGTTGATATTGTCGCTGATCCGTCTGCTCCAAACGCCTTCGTCGAAGGAATCATGGAAGGTAGAGAGTGGATTTGGGATAATGGTATTCTCAAAGAAAAACATATTGCAGAATATGAAAAAGAGATAGAGACTGCTTCGAAAGCAGATCTTGAAGAAAAGAAACTTGAGATATGGACGGACTTTATCTCAAAACTGTGAATTTATAAATAAAGAGACTTTAGCCACAATCTTAAAGGAGAGACACTAAGATGGAACATTTAGATCCAATTGAAACCGCACGAAGAATTCTCGCTGGAGAATCTTTAGTCGAAAATAACACCGTCGAGGAAGAACTCGAAGAGTATATCGAAGATATTGATATCGAAGAAGTCGAAGAAATGGCTCACGGTAAAAAGAAAATGAAAAAAGAAGACGACGAGGATGATGACGAAGACGACGAAGAAGATGTCGAGGAAGCCATGCATCCTATGGATAAGAAGAAGAAAAAGTTAAACGCTACTTACGGTAAGATGAAAGAAGCAGAAACCGTCGTTGACGATGAAGCACAATCTCAGGACACCGAAGGTAAGAAGCCGCAAACTGCTAAACCCATTGGTAACGCCTCTGGTAAAAACCAAGGGACCATCAAAACAAAACCATCTAAGGCTAAGGCTGGTAAGATTCCGCAAAATCAAGGAAACGTTGGTGAAGTTGGATCTGTGAAAGAGCATGTTGATGCCCTCTTCTCGGGTGAAGAACTTTCCGAAGACTTCAGAGTTAAGGCTTTGACTATCTTTGAAACAGCGTTGAATGAAAGAGCAGCACAAGTAGAAGAAGCATTGACTATTCAGTACGAAGAAGCAATCGCTGAACATACTGAATCAGTATCCAAAGAACTTGCCGAGAAACTTGACGACTACCTCTCCTATGTTGTCGAACAGTGGATGGAAGACAACGAACTCGCTATTGAAACGGGTATTCGTGCTGACGTTGCAGAAAACTTCCTGAGCGGATTGAAAGGTCTGTTCGAGTCAAACTACATCGAAGTTCCAGATGAGAAGTATGACTTGGTAGAAAGTCTTGCACAAACTGTTGTTGATTTAGAAGAAAAACTCAATAACGAACTCAACTATAACATCGAACTTAAACAGACAGTTGCAGAAAAAACAAGAGATGAAATTTTTGCAGAAGTCACAGAAGACTTAGTTGATACGGACACTGAAAAAATGAAAACGTTATCTGAAAACCTTGATTTTTCGGACGAAGATAGTTTCCGTGGTAAACTCGAAGTTCTGAAGGATAATTATCTTTCAGAAGGTGTCTTAACAGAAGATACTGATGTGTCTACCACAACGGATGCGTCCAATGAAGGTTACATGAGTGCGTACACAAATGCACTTAGCAGAGTTGCTAAAACTGCAAACGATAACAAGGTTTCTTGAAAAATAGATTATTATAACTATAAAGAGTAGTATACAACTATATCAAAGGAGATAGAAATGGATTTTAACGGAGTTACACCTTACGACCAACTCACTGAGAAGTGGTCACCAGTTCTTGATCATCAAGCGATGCCCAACATCGAAGATGGTTATAGAAGAAAAGTTACTGCTGCTCTTCTTGAGAATCAAGAATCAGCACTTAGAGAGCAATCGCTGACCGAAGCGCCTAACTCACTGAACCATGCTGGTTCTGGTGGTCTTTCAGGTGTAGACGGGTCACAACGACCACTTGGTGGTTACGACCCAATTCTGATCTCTCTTGTACGTCGTTCTATGCCTAACTTAATGGCATATGATGTCTGTGGTGTTCAGCCTATGAGCGCCCCCACAGGTCTTATCTTTGCACTCAAATCACAATTCAGTGGTGCTGACAGAAACAACGAAGCCCTCTTCGCAGAAGCAGGTAACTTCGGTGGTACTGGTGGTGCGACTGCTGCTGTGTCTATGGACCCATTATTGGGTGTCACCGCTTCTGGTATCTCTATTGGTCGTCCTATGGGCCGAGACTCCGCTGAAGCACTTGGTGAAAACAGTTCATTCAATGCTATGGCATTCAGCATCGAGCGTACTTCCGTAACAGCGAAGACACGCGCCCTGAAAGCGGAATACACGACTGAACTCGCCCAAGACTTGCGTGCTGTTCATGGTCTTGACGCTGAAACCGAACTCGCTAACATTCTCAGTACGGAAATCCTTGCTGAAATCAACCGCGAGATTATTCGTACCATCTACGGTGTTGCGAAACTCGGTGCCCAGCAAAAAGACTTGACATACGCTAATGCTGCTACACCAGTGATTGGTCACCCAGGCACAGGTCAAGGTGGTATGTATGACCTCGACTCCGACTCTGACGGTCGTTGGTCAGCAGAGCGTTGGAGAGGACTCATGTTCCAAATCGAACGCGAAGCAAACGTTATCGCCAAGCAAACTCGTAGAGGAAAAGGTAACGTCATCATCTGTGATGCTGATACCGCGTCTGCTCTCGCAATGGGTGGATACCTCAACATCTCTCCTGCACTGAATGTTAACCTGAACATCGACGATACAGGTAACACATTCGCAGGTGTTCTTAACGGTAAGTTTAAGGTCTACATTGACCCATTCGCAACCGAAGCATCAACCACCTTTACTAACAACAGACCAACTAACTATGTTACTGTTGGTTATAAAGGTACGAACCCGTATGATGCTGGATTGTTCTACTGCCCATACGTTCCGTTGCAAATGGTGCGTGCGGTTGGTGAAAATACCTTCCAGCCTAAGATCGGATTCAAGACTCGTTACGGTCTGGTTTCTAACCCATTCGTGACGACGACTGGTGCTGCGAACGGTACGCCTGACGGTGAAACACTCACCATCCGTGCTAACCAATACTATCGTATCTTTAGAGTCCTTAACCTTCATGGTAACTCTGGAACCTAATAGATAAAAACTCCGAGTGAAGTAAGAGAGGGGGGTCTTTGACCCCCCTCTTTTCGTATACATAGTAAACAGGAGGTCTATATTATGAGACATTTTTTAACAGTTACAGTTTGTTTGCTTTCTTCATTTAGTTTTGCTCAACAGGATAATGGTGGTAAACCATCTGACCCAGATGTTGTTGCAATGTGGATTGATGATCTAGGTAGACTTACTCCCTTTGGTAGAACGTTTGATGTTTATATTCAAAGTGGATTCGATCCCGAATTTAGTTACCCCAACGGAGATCCACGCCGACCATACAAGATTGGTAGTACCTACGGTAATGAGTCACCTACTCGTGCCTTTGCGTGGTCTATTGACGGTAATGTTTTCAAGAACCACAATGATAACTTTTATCCTTTTTTAGATAACTGTCAAGAATGTATTGATTACTGGCAACCATACACCACATTTGATGAATGGGTGCAGGACGATGGAACGGTTGTACCTTGTTCGATTCCTGGCACCTATTGGGACTGCATTCAAGCAAACCCATACCAGCGTTGGATGTATCTCGGTGCGAAGTTCACACCAGTCAAATGGGAAATGCAGAGTTGCTGCCCCAATCAAGGTGACTTGGTGGATCTTGAATACGCATGGTGTGACTCATGGCTTTTGCATGGTCCACTCGGTAAGAAGTACGGCAGTCAGTTTCCACAATACAAGTATCCATTGGTGCAGCAGCAACACAAGGATCTGCTAGAGTCAGACACACTAATCTTCTGGCCCCACCGTGATACCATTGTAGGGCAACAATGTTGCGGTTCACCAAGTCAAAATGATTACGGTGATTTGATTAGATGGAATCCTGACGTTGACTGGGGAAGCGAGAAACACCCTGGCTCTTTTCATATTGCAAGATTTACTGGTCCTGATTACTTTGGAAGTGGTGGAGTAATTCGTTGGGCCTGTGGTAATGACCATCCATGTGACCCGAATCCATACTTTGTAGACTTCTATGCCGATAATTCTTGTCCTTCCGATTTGAACGAAGATGGTATTGTTGGTTTTGAAGATTTGTTGCAAGTTCTCAGCGACGTTGCTGGGTTTAAATATCATCCACGAACAAATAACGGCTTCTCTGCTTTATTGAAAGTTTTATCTGAATGGGGAGATTGCGATGCTTGAATTACTTTTATCTGCTATTATTGCTCTTGGTGATGACAATGATCCAGGCGAAGACTGTTCTACTGGACTTCGTATCCAAAATATGGGTCGTATGACTCCATACGGAAACACATATCGTTTCTTTATTGATGCGGAAACACCGACTTGTATTTTGCCACTGAATGCTGGTTACTCTGGAC